AAATAGAGTGGTGTTTTGACCTATGACCCCTTTCCCCTGACCAGTGATAGTGGGGTGGGTGAGTGGTAAAATGTTCCACGTGTAACAGAACAAAGAAAAAACCACCCGTGGTCTGGTGGCTATCTTAACAGTTAATAGAAAAAATCAAAAAGGCACACCCTGTAAGGTGTACCGGAAAGACAGTTCGTTGATTAAATGAATGCCGTTATCAAGACTACCAATCCCCGTGTTGGTGGCTCGGCTAAGAGTGGTACCCACCAACCACTGACAATCGTTTTATTCATCTATCAACTTAATTCATTGTATCATAAAACTATTTAATTGTAAACTCTGATTCCACTAAAACGACACCACCACGAACGACACGTGGCACTAATTTACCAGTAAAAACACTTCCTTGGTGGAAATTGTCAAAAGTCACACTATCTTTGACACGGTCGGGCATACCTGCACATTTAACCTCGGGTTTATCATGCCCTTCATAATGTTCCATGTAAGTTTTTGCACGAATAAACTTCGCCTTTTTAAAATTACCTTCGTGTTTCCATGCTCCCAATCGGCTATCGTGAATATCTATTACGGGTTCTTCTTGACCAACTAAGTGTATGGAATCGGTGTCTGCATAGATAAACCTATCATAGACACTTTGAGCAGTTCGAATGGTTTTGTTTCTCGCATAAGCTGTAATAAAACAAGCCATTGCCGTATAAATAGGGTCAACGATCTCGGTTTCAGGAGATAAAGAATATTTAACCACCTCATCTTCAAGTCTTGGAAGTTTTTTATTTCGTATCGGGTTGGTGGCAAATTTACCATATAATGAATTTAACATCAATTTCGCCTGTGTTCTATTTCCACCCGTTGAATTGATTTTAATTTCAGACCAAAAATCAATGTAGCGTTTAAATAAACCAACCTTACCTCTAAACATATAACCACCATGATACTCAACATTTGTTAGGTGATAGTGGTCTTTGATTAAAGCTAGGTCAATGGATGTAACCACCATATCAATACATTCACCCTCACTTGATTTTAAGTATTCGGTTTCACTGAATCGTGCGTTATTTTTTAATTGAATACAGGGAAGATGGTCTTTTTTAATCTTAAATTCGCATGAGATGAATTGAATGTATAACGGATAATTTTCATCATGTGAATATTCACCGTCAAATTCTTTCGGGTAACCATAGGGAAGAAGGTCTTGATACATAACACTCGGATATAGAGAGTTCACATCATAGGCACACCCCTCACCAACCATTTTCCCTGTGAACCCATCTTTAAGATAAGTCCACCCACCTTTATAAGCCTTTCGAATCATATCATCCTGGTTCATTGGTAAGATAGGGAATATTTTTAAGAACTCCCGTTCCCCACCAATCGACTCTTTATAAGAATTTAAAGCGTCTGAAGAGGTGGTCATTTTTGTTAATCCACTTTTGAATTGGGAACGTAAAGCACGGGCAACAATTTCAACATCACGTAAAATATAGTCTTTTTCTTCTTCTGTTAGTTCATGACCAATAGGTCTAAAAGACGTGTAATCTATTTCACCTTTCCCAATTTCTAGGTCATACATTTTAGCAATGGTTCGAACGGGGAAATTTAGTTTCTTGAGTGAATCTCGGAAAGATATTTTATAACCCACTTTTCGTTTTTTACCTGTCACTTTAAAGGTGACTTCTATGTCATACCATTGACCCGTGTCGGTGATAATGGTTCTAAAACTCATGGGCTTTTTTGAATCTTCATCATAGGAAAAGCCATTTAAAAGTAACCATGAAAGAATAAAATTACCGTCAAACTTGAGATTGTGAAAGTACACAACAGACCCACGTTTAAGTGTTTGAACAAATGACATAAAGTCATCTATGTTGTTCGAAAGATAAACACATTGGATGGTTTCAATGTCATAAATACAACTTGCCCACACTCGACAATCATTTTCATCTGTGGTGGTTTCAAAGTCTGCCATGTATACTTTCTCAATATCTTTCATGTTTACTACCTCTTTTTCTTTTTTGTTCGTTTAGATAAGTTATACTTTTTATCTAGTTCCCCGTAATTTGTTTTTATCTTCTCAAGTGCCTTATCGTATTCTTCTTCTGTATACATGAAGGAGATGGAAGGGAGAGAGTGGTTAGCCAAAACTTCCTTATACTCTTTATCCGTCATCTTATTTAACCCTTTGACAATGTCTTTCACATCAGAACCGAATACATTTTTCATGGCTTTAATTTTATTTTTACGATAGAGTTTCATTCGTTTATCCACGTAAGCTTTATCACTTAATCGTTTTAAGTCCTTTATATATTGACGGTATTCATCTTTTGTCTTGAAACGTTGAAGTGATTTTGACCGATTCTTGGTGAGAAGGGTGTCAGCCCCCGTTCCCCACAAATTTTTTTCACTGTGAACCCCGAAGATAAAGTCGGGGTCTACACCAAGAGCCGTCCTTGTATCCATCATCTTTGGGTTTGTTAAAATATTTTTTCGTTTTCGGTTTACACTATTAACCAAACTTTCTAATTTCTTCTTTTCATTTTCGGTAAAAGAAACGCCATACTGGTTTGTTGTTCTCCCACCTGTATGGCTTAAATTCTTCTGACCTTTCTTTCGACCAGCCAATTATGTTCAACCCCTTATTTAATATCCATGAAGAAAGTGACCGTTATTGCTCCCATAAAGAAAGCCGTCAACAACATAAAAATAATGTCAATTAAATTAAGACTATTCATGGTCTGCTAACCTCCTAATGTGATTGTTACGAACCTCTTTCATCATGTCAATTAAGATATTACAGTATAAAATTTTATCGTGGTCTGTTAGGTTTCGTGATTGTGCTATCACTAACTTAATTACCACCATTCCCATTCTCCTAAAACTCTCTCTTTGTTTTGTTCTTCCCATATTTACACACTCCTAAAACTTTCGTTTCATTTCACTGTAAATATCATTTAGAATATATAGTTGCATTTCATCGTTGATTTCTATCTCTTGATTGGTCAAGTTGTAAACTCGTGTTAGTAATATCTCTAAAGACCCCATTCTTTTATGATATTCTTTTAAAAACATTTCTCTTTTCTTTTCACTTGGAAATAAGTATTTTTCACCCCGTACCCCGATTACATGATAAGGTGAGTGTGATAAGTCATAGAAATACCCTCTTGCACTTGCCTTTTTCTCATGAGGATAATAAGTGTCATACTTAGTCAATTTTTTTCAGTCCTTTCTTTAAAATAAAAAGGGGTTAACACCCCTTTGAATTATTGGTGATTAGGGAAGAATAAAACATCACAATAACGGAATTTATTTTTTGACACCTTTTGTTCAAAGACACATTCAATTCCACATGCTAACAATTCTTCAAGTTCTGATGGAAGAATGTTTTCTTGAATTTTCTTCAGTTTGTCTGTTACAACAGTCCCCATGAAATGGAAGTGTTGGTCATCCTCTTCAAAGATAACCACGGCATAATCCCCGTTATCGCCTTGTAAGAAATCAAAGTTTTTAATGGTTAATAATTGACGCATTGGAAGGTGACCTTCTGCTTTTGTACGTCCCACCATAAAATCAATAACACTACCATTTGCTACCTCTTGCACTTTTGAAATTAAATCGTTTAAATTAAACATTCTTTTCATCTCCTTTGGAATTTTTGTCATTTAATGACTTATTTACTACTATTTAAGTATAACAGTAAACAACAAAACTGTCAAACATTTTTCAAAAAAGTTTATAAAAATGTTTAATTATTTTATGAATAAAATGTATTATAATGGAATTAGTCGGAAAAGGAGGGAAAGTTAGTGAATTTAGAACAAGCACAAGCTAAAATTTTAGAATTACAAGATGAACTTAATTCCATTAAAGAAGTGGCTGAATCACAAAAACAAAATATTGAGAGTTTAACTCAACGTAACCAAGAGTTGCAAGAACACAATCAAAAATTATTTTTACGTGTGACACAATCCACTCAAACAGAATCAGAAGAGAAAGAGGAAGAGTTAACAATCGGCTCATTTTTAGAAACGGTTGAACTTTAAGGAGGAAAAGAAATGGCAAAATTAGATTCAGTGGCAATGGTTAATGCAATTCGTTCAGAAGCCAGTGCCGAATATCAAGAGAGAATCCCAGTGGCAACACGTGAAACCTTATCAATTGTTGGACAAGCCATTACCGAATACGCTCCAACGTTAAATGAGTTCACGAATGCCTTGGTGTCAAAAATCGGTTTACAGTTATTCGTTTCGAAAATGGCTAAAAACCGTCTAGCAAAATTTAAAAAAGGAACGTTAACCAATGCCAGCGACATTGAAGAGATTTTTGTAGCTATGGCTCAAGGGGTAACATTCGATAAAGAAGGTGTTGATGTTTTAGCACGTAAAAAACCAAACGTGTCGTCTTTATATTATAAAGAGAACTACCAACAAACTTACGAAGTGTCGGTGTCGGACGCTCAAGTCAAACAAGCCTTCACATCACCACAAGCCATGAGTAACTTAACGACTCAAATCATTAACTCAATGTACAGTGCAGCGAATCATGATGAATATTTAAATATGAAAAATTTATTGAATAGTTATGATTCAAACTTTAAAAAAGTTGTTGTACCTTCGGTGACAGACGAAACCTCAGCTAAAAAATTCATGAAGGTTATTCGCAAATCAGTGACTGATTTAACTTTTATGAGTGACCAATACAATGCTCAAGGGGTTAAAACTTACACGGATGAAGGCGATCAAGTTCTTTTAGTTCATAAAGATGTGGTGGCAGAAGTTGACGTGGAAGTGTTAGCAAAAGCCTTCAACCTTGGAAAAACAGATTTTCAAACTCAAGTTGTGGTAGTGGATGATTTCGGGGGAATGACAGATACCCTTGCTTTATTAGTTGATAAAGATTGGTTTATGATGTATGACACTCTTCGCACGGTTGAAAGTATCCGTAATCCAAAAGGGTTATTCACAAATTACTTTTTACACATTTGGCAGATTCAAGCCGTTTCAAAATTTAAAAATGCCATTGTGTTCAAAACTGCCTAATGACGTATAATCCAAACGGGAGCATTATTCTATTGAAGAATGTTCCCTTTGATAATACGTATGGACACACCCTTGATTTTTCCAGTGAAGAGGAACAACACAACTACTTTATCAATCAAAAATTCCATAGTCGTTATGACAACTACTCTTATTTAAGACGTGAAAGAAGTATTAAAATCGGAACACATTTAGATGGTATCCGTGGGTGTAACTACCTCATGTATCAAAATGTGGATGGGAAATGGATATACTGTTTTATCACACGTAAAGTTTATATCAATGATAATAATACAGAACTCATTTTGGAGACAGATGTTATGCAAACATTCTGGTTCGATGTGACATGGAATCACACCTTTATTGAGCGTGAACATTGTGACCGATGGGGTAGAGATTTAACCCCTATTTATAACACTGTTGATGAGGGGTTGACACTTGGTAATGAATACATCATTCAAGGTGTGGAAACCATTCACGAGGTTAAACCCCAATATGTCATCGCCATCACTCAAACCGTTAACCTAAATGGTGAGGAAACCAATTATAATTCAACTTTAAACGGTGTCCCTTCGACAGTGTGTTATGGGTTCTCTCACGGCAATACATTTGGGTATGATTCGGCTACTCTTGGGAAATCACCTTCTGTTATCTCCATTGCTAAACTACCACTTGATATAACAAACCCAACCATTAACACTCAATACATTAAAACAGTAACCTATCCAAAAGAGGATGAATGGGATGATACGAATAATCGTCAACCACTCCCAAAAGTTGGGGTTTATCCAGTTGACATTCTAACATCTTACACGGCTGAAAGAACATTGGGTAGTGTTAATAAATTCTCACACTATCAAAAACCATCTTCACTTGGAGTGGGTCAACCTTTCCATGTGAAGAATGAAAGTAAACTATTATCTTATCCTTACTCTTATGGTTTACTAAGTGATTGTCAATCATCACCGTTAAAAATTAAACATGAACATCTCCATCAAAATAATATTACCATTCGGGGTGTCGTGGCGGTTAGTCACTCACCAAAATGCAAATTCTATGTTGAAAATGGCTATCGAGGTGATTTGCAAGGAAAGTTAGATGCTGTCATCAATGAAAAAGACCAACAACTTCCTCTAACAAGTGATGCTTATAAGAATTATATTTTAAATAATTCGGCTCAAATTAAAACCTCTCAAGGGGTTAATGCTGTAAACACCGTGTCAAAAACCATTGGTGGAATTGTATCGGGCGCTCTTGCTGGAGCTAAACTCGGTGGGACATGGGGTGGTGTTGCAGGAGCTGTTGTGGGTGGTTTCACCCCATTATTCAGTGGTTATGCTACTCAAAAGCAAGAACTTGCTAAACAATACGACTTACAAGAGATACCCGACACTGTGAGATGTTTAGGTAACAACGTGGCATTTGACATTGTGGATGGTAATAATAAAGTGAACTATTATTTTATGAGTGTGGATGATAGAACAAAAAAACTACTCTCAAACTTCTGGCATATGTATGGGTATGCCACAAATGAAATTAAAATTCCAAATCTAAGAAGTCGCTATTATTACAACTTTATTAAAACCGTGGGTTGTAACATTACAGGTAATATTGACTATGAAGATTTAACACGTATGAAAGAAATCTTTGATAATGGGATTACCATTTGGCACAATCGTGAAGGGGTTCAACCCCTAAACTATCAATTTGATAATGTGGAGGTGAGTTTATTATGAGTCGAAAAAAGCCAACGATCAATGACCTTTTAAGAGAAAAATTATTCTATCTCACCTATGAGCGTTTCAAACATTTAGCGATTGACCGTTTCGAATGGGATGGTTTACCACAGGGTATGAAACCCCAATACATTGAATCATCACTATTTGAACATGGGAAGGCTTTATTTATAAAAGACCCAATTCTTGGTTTCTTATGTCTACCATGCAACCCTGATGGAGGTATGAATGTTTATGGGGAGTTCTTACAATATCGTGCATTCGGTATGGGTTATGATAAATCTTTTGATGTGGACGGGGATTGTGTACTCATTAAAAACAACCCGTCAATGAGTTCATCCCATGATGTGGTGATGGTTTATTCAAATCGTATCACGGAACTTGAAAAAACCATGATGGTGAACATCACCCAACAAAAAACACCGTATATTGTGGCTTGTAATGAAAAAGATTTATTAACACTTAAAAATATCTTTAATAAAGTGAGTGAGGGTGAACCCGTCATTTATGCTGATAAACAACTACAACTTGATACATTAGATGTACATTTAACCAATGCCCCTTATGTGGCTGATAAACTAATGCTTCATAAACATGAAGTTGAAAATGAAATGCTCACCCTTCTTGGTATTAACAATGCGAACACGGATAAGAAGGAGAGGTTAATCACGGATGAAGTGAATGCGAATAATCAGTTCATTATGATGAATGTGAGTTATATGTTACAAATGCGACAACAAGCCGTGGAAGAGATTAATCAAAAATTTGGGTTAAATATCTCAGTTAAATTAAAGGAGGTTGAACATGGCACAATACACCCTAACCCTCAAACAATTGAAGGAGAATAATGTCCCTTTGTTCAACTTCAACTACCCCATCTTTAATGAGGAATACCGTCCCATCTTGGAAGATAAAATCATACGTCATTTCTATTTTAGGGAGATTGGGTTTGAAACCATCGGAAGGTTTTTATTTGAACTTGAAACCAAATTAAATGAAATCATGCCCTTCTATAATAAGATGTATGAGTCAACGTTGTTAGAGTTTGACCCCCTTCTCAATTATCAAGTCAAAGAAACGTATGAGAAAATGAACGTTGGGAATACACAAGGTAATGCCAACTCAAATACCACAGGGTTGCTGAATGAAAAAACAAATCAATTATTCTCTGACACCCCACAAGGGCGAGTTGATTTTAACACATCTTCCCATGTGACAACCATGTCACAAGATGTGAACACTTCTTCAACTTCCAACGACTCTACCATCTCTCAATCACAATCTAACAACAATCGGGAAGAATTTGTTCGAACCATGGAAGGGAATATCGGGGTTCAAACCTTCTCCCAGTTAATTAATGACTATCGAAAAACATTTATCAACGTTGATTTAATGGTGATGGATGAACTCAACGAATTATTTATGCGAGTATATTAAGGAGTGGAAACATGATTGATAAAATGAAAACTTATTTAAGTCCTAATCGTTTCATCCCGAATGACTATGAGGAGTTGACGGCTCTTGAGTTAATTGGAAAACAGAACGCCAAGATTGATGAAGTGGTGGAAGAAACAAACAACCTCAATATTAATAAGGTGAGTCATGGTGATGATTTTAAAGGTAGCTGGCATGGAATAAAACACCCTTCACTAACAAATGAGGGTGTTGGAGAAGTGGTTAACTCTCTTTCCAATTTATTATCTTCAAAATTACATCTAGATAATTTTATTGATGATGATGATGAAACTGATTTAACAGATGTTATAAATAGGGTTTTAAACCTACCCTATCAAGAATCATCTTCCTATTACAATCACCATATTACCGTGGTGTTTAACCCAATGAAAAACTATTTGATAAGGGGCACTATTTATTACAACCCTTCATTAGTAACAATAGAGGGTAACTCTTCTATTTTAAAATGTGTGGGAATGAATGATAATTTTAAGGTTGGAATGGTTGTTGGTACAGGGGGACAGTGGGCTGATTCGAGAACTGGAATGAAATCATTATCTTCATTAACCATTAAAGGTGAGAAAGTTGGTAACTCTATCGGGATATTATATGAGAATTGTGCCGACCTTCTGACTGAAAAAATAAGGGTTGAAGGGTTTAATTACGGTGTTAAAATCTCTAAAAATAGTTATATTTTATCATTTAATCATTGTAATATTGGGGGAAATGAAGTAGGTGTTTTCATACCTTATGGTCTTGAAAATTACGGTGAAAGAATTAACTTCACAGATTGCAATATTGGAAATGGTGGAAAATCAATTATTAATAACAATCCAGATGGTCATATCTCACTAATTAATTGTAGTTTAGATTATAATAATACAGGAGTCATTGAGATTAATAGTGGGGGAAAGGTTGTGATTGATAATTGTCATATTGAACAACCGAATACTTTAACGGAAACACCCTTTATAGTTAATGGAAATGGTAGCACATTGGTTGTTAAAAATAGTATTCTTTTCTTCATGTCATCCACAACTGAAATTAACTATATTGTTGAAGGTGATGGAACTTCATCATTCCAACATTGTTTCTTAAATAATTTAAAAACAAAAACTGACTGTTATTCATCAGATATAGGGGTTCATGATTTTTACGGGTCAACTGTTTATGACATTAATGATAACCCACGAAAAATGAATAATGTTAACACAACCTTTAATAATGGAGATTTTAGTCAACACATTATTAGAGATTTATTTTGGGTAAGTGGTGACACGGGAACCATTCATGATAGACAAACAGGTGATAATGTGTCGTTCACTTTCTCACCAACGGATGGTGGAATAAAAGTTGTTAAAAATTATGGTAGTGGCTCTACTGCGAAAATCACTTTTGCCTTTCCATTGATTCGTGATGGAAAACGAAATATCCCAATGGGTGGCTTTAATTATAGAAAATCTTCTATAAATGGAAGTGGTGGTCAAATCAATGTTAAATATGAGTTTGCTAATCTAGTTGATACACTTTATCCTAAAACACCAGAAGTATTTAGAACAAAAGAAATTGTAAGTGGGTCTTTTTCAATCAATAAAGATGACACATCTTGGAAAAAGGATAGTTTCGGTTCAACAAATAAAAAATTCCATTCAATCCCTAATTGGGCTTCTCATATTCTTGTAACATGGGATTTATTCGGATATGATGGTGATTCTAATTCCTCACCAATTATCTTTAAAGACTTCTATTTTTATCAAATATAATTAACGGGGTGGAAGAATGAGTGATGTGGTTAGTGTGGTATCAAGTGTAGGTTTCCCAATTTCTTGTGCAATTGGGATGGGTTGGTATTTTATTACCCAATCAAAGTATGAGCGTGAAGAAAATTCAAAACGTGAAGAACGTCTTTTTTCAATTATTGAAAGTAACGCAAAAGTGATAAGTGAGAATACAACGGCAATTCAGAATTTAAAAGTTGTGATTGAACGGGGGAATTAAAAATGACACAATGTTTGATATTACCAGTAAATAAAATGTGGCTTACCGTGGGTTATAAACACCCATGGTATCCAACACAATATAAAAAACAAACACATTTTGGGGTGGATTGCACTCATAAAAACGGTAAAACAACCTTATATGGTTGTGGTGATGGGAAGGTGATTGAAAGAGGTTATGATAATGTGTTAGGTAATATAGTAGTCATTCTCTACCCTTCTTGTCTACTCACGGATGGAAGGGTGAAGGATGTAGTGGTGAGATACTATCATCTTGATAGAATTGTTGCGATTAAAGGTCAAGTGGTGAATATCAACACCGTGATTGGACACTATGGAAAAACAGGGCAACAGGTGAAAGGCTCTCATTTACATTTTGAATGTGACCTAGATCGTGACTATCCATTATTCACTCCCTGTTTAAAAGGTCATTCAAATTTATTAAAAGCAAGTCCAAAAGGGTACCCCGACACCACGATTGACCCAACTTTTGTGTTCTATCAGAAAAAATCAAGTCCTGAATGTCAAACGGTTGACATAAAATATAAAAATAGTGTGAGTGAATGTGATTCACAATACAAGATTTTAAAAGAGTAAGGAGAGTTATTTATATGTGGTATGATAACGGGAGAATGTTGAGCTATAATAAAATTTTTAATTTCGTCATCGGAAACCGTGGTGGGGGTAAGACCTTCAACGCTAAAAAATGGTGTATTAATGACTATAAGAAAAATGGTAAACACTTTGTATGGGTTCGTCGTTATAAAACCGAGTTCAAACGACGTGCTCAATTCTTCGATGATGTATCATCACTTTACCCTGATGACACTTTCCAAGTGAAGGGTACAAAATGTTACATCAATGGAGAGGAGTTTGGAACTTTTATCACCCTATCAACATCAACAACAGAAAAATCAAACCCTTACCCATTAGTCAATAAAATCATTTTCGATGAATTTATAATTGATAAAGGTTCTCTTCGTTATCTTCCTAATGAAGTGGATGTATTTCTTGAATTGTATGAAACCATCTCACGTCTTCGTGATGATGTTCGGGCTGTATTTCTTGGAAATGCAATTTCATTAGTTAACCCATACTTCTTATATTTTAAAATTAAACCAGACCTTCGAAAAAGGTTCAATTCATATGAACATTTGATAGTAGAACTTTATAAAAATCAAGAATATATTGAAGCGAAAAAGAACACCCGCTTTGGTAAAATGATAGCAGAAACCAAATACGGTGAATATGCCATTGATAATGATTTTCTTCGAGATGATTACACGTTTATTGAACCATTTCCACCGAATTGTAAATTCTATTGCGTGGTTAAATACAAGGGTCGATTCTTTGGTCTTTGGAATCATTTAGAAAGTGGATGTATACACGTCAATTATCGCTTTGACCCATACACGGATAATAAATTCAGTTTGACAAAAGATGATAATGAACCCGATTGGAAAGGGATTGGAATTATCAAACGTACTAAATGTCTTGACCGAGTTGTGTTGATGTTTGAAACAGGAAATGTTCGCTTTGAATCAATCGAAATAAAATCACAGTTCTATGAATTTGTACAATATTTAAGATAGCCACCAGACCACGGGTGGTTTTTTCTTTGTTCTGTTACACGTGGAACATTTTACCACTCACCCACCCCACTATCACTGGTCAGGGGAAAGGGGTCATAGGTCAAAACACCACTCTATTT